CATTTTCAGATAGAGGAGCAAAATTCATCTTGCTTCTTATTTCATCTACCGTTAGCACATTAAGAAGAACGTTGTCTCCATAAGCACTTGATATCTTTGCACAAGGTTTAATGTAAACTCTCAAATGCCAGTCATTAACTTCAAGCAAATCTTGTAAAATCTCTTCAATTTCATTTTGACAAGGGTCAACAACCTTATTATGAAAGTCTTCAGATGCTTTCTCAAGCTCATTAGTGTTACCTGCACCACCCATTTTACCGCCTGTAGCGATACCAACTAGTATTGGAGATGTCTTATGTGCTCTAAGGATTTTACCCTCTGCATAATCGTCTAATTTAGCGTATAACTCAGACATATTTCCCTGATTGATGGGAGTTATCTCTGTTCCATTTTCTTTGGAGTTGTTAAAACTAAGTATGAACCTTCCAGCATTCTTATCGCCAGAAAATAATTGATTTATTGAACGATAAACTGTTTCTCGTTCTTCTTCAGTAGCTTGACCGTTGTTGAATGAAATGTTTAAACTAGGATGAAGACCATTTTTAAGATTTGAAAGCAAATAAGAAGTAAGAGCTGCTGATAATTCAATTGCGTCTCTTGCTGCTTCATAACTTGGTAGGTTATAAAATCTTGTGTTCGGTCTATAACCTCTAACCATAAATAAACAATTCTCATCAATACGTTTTAGTGGGTCAAACCTTTCTATCTTCTCTGGTTTGAAGTTTTGTCTTTTATATTTAGACCAATCCTCTGAATACCAGAAATGGTCAATCAATCCTTCTTCATTTTCACATCCAACACGAATTGTTGATGCATCAACGTGATATATATTAGCTATTTTTGTTCTGTCTTTACTCCAAGTAATTCCAATAAACCAGTAACCAAATATTTGTTGGTCAGTAGCCCATCTTTTAAGTTGTTTTTTTATATTAACCCTCTTTAAAAAATCAGTCATAGCTGCAAGTTGGTCTTTATCTTCAGAATCTTCAATAGCAATACCACTTCCATTAACTTGTTGAACTTTATCATCAATAATAGCTGAATGTATTGAACAACCGTTCAAAAGTCTAACTAAATATTGGGGCCAGAGATTATCTGGTCCACACTGAATGAAATTCTTCCACTTATTTTCTTTAAAAACAGGAGTATTGTATGTAGCAAATGATACAGTTTGGATTTGACTTCCTTCTTTATATCTTGAACTGTTTGCTCCAAGCAAATTGCTGAATTCTTCTAAATTTTCTTGATCCATTTTTTAATATTTATTATAAATAGTGAGTTAATTTTAATTGTAAGTATTAAAAACGGTATAAGTAGAGTCGCCAGTCATTTGTACATAAGTAAAATCCTGTGTAGCAGGGAAATATTGGACTTTACCTTGTTCAACAAGACCTACAGCGTTGTTTATATTAAAATTATATTGATTTGTTTGCTCATACACTGAATAATGCCAGAACATACCTGGATTTAAGTGTATTGTTCCAGCGCTTAAGTTTTGATATGTTGCTCCAGTACATGTAATAGTAAATTGATCGTAACTATTTCTTGCGCTTAATGAAGAAATGTTATTTGCAACAAAATTAAATGACTGATTTGTAGTTTGAGAAGAAAAAACAAACAAATAATAAGGATTAATTCCGCTATATGTAAACAAAGCAGAATTTTCCTGAAGTGTCAAGATAACATTATTGGATTGATTCTGATTTAGTTTTATATTCATATTGTAATTAATTAAAAAAGGACAAAACCAATGAAGGAATTGTCCTTTTATTCCTATTAAGGAAGATTATTTTTAGATAGAAGTTAATCCAGCAATAACTGTTGAGCTAATTTCAAGAGCTGGAACCTTTTCAGTACAATTGAATACAAGGTTATACCCATTTTGGTCAGCACCATATGCTTTTCCGCTTGTAGCAGTTGATTCCATTAAGTCAACACCGTTAGATGTAGAAGGAACAACACCAGTACCATCAGTTCCATAAACGAAGTATTGTCCGTTTCTGTCTTCAGTGATAAGTAACAGTTTTGCTTTCCCTAATGTTACTATTTTATTTCTCACGGCCGTAGAATACTGTGACAAGTATACGTTTATAGTAGACTCATAACTTGTAGTTCCATTCTGTGGATTAAAATGCATAGCATCTTGAGTCTCACCAGCTTCTTTGGTAAGATCATATTGGTAAAAGAAACCTGTTGTAAGAGTTCCTGCAGTAATAACTGAGTTTACATCAGTTGTATAGGTAAAGTTATCTCCTATGCTAGAGCCTGAATAAAAAGAAGCAATAAAGATTCTTCTTAAGCCAGGCATAAATGTCTTACAAGGAAGAGCTAAGCCTGAAGTTGGTCCACAATTTGCCATATTAATTTTGTTTTTTAATTATTGTTATTTGTAAAAAAAGCTGCCGTTTTTTTCAGCAGCTTTTTAATTTTAATTTGTTATCGTTTAGTATACAATTACCTGTGCAGTAATTTTTGCAATTCCACCCGCTTTGAACTTAGTTGTTGCTCTCAATTGGTCGAAGTCATTACTGAACCAAACTTGTGTTCTTTCGTAGTCATTCATCAAGTCAGTGATAAGTGCAAGGTTGTTGTCGTTAGAACAAACAAATCCTTGGAAACCAGCACCTGATGAACCTGCAAGACCTGGAGTTCCACGCAATGTGATGTTAGAACGTCCTGGGATTTGGATATCCAAATCAGAAGTAGCTTGTGAGCTAAATGCAGGGTTAATCCAATAGTTACCTGTGTTGTTATTCAAAGCAAACAAAGCACGTTTGTACATATCAATGTAAGCTGGCTGACACCAGATAGAAATATTTGGAAGCATCAACATGTTACTTGGAATTGCCGCAACAATACCTTCTATGATTGCATAAATAGTAGCTTGTGTTGGAGCTCCAGAGTAAGTTACAGTTGTAGTAGAAGCTGAAGCAGCTGTGTTATATAATTGGTTCAAGATACCTACGCATCCACCAAGATATCCAGCACCACCACCACTAGTATCTGCAGAGTGAGCGTTAGAACCACCTGGAATATATCCACCTAACCAAAGAACGTAATCTACAGCTTGTGAAGTATATTTCTGAAGTTGAGACATAAATGCTTCTTCAAATGCTGGAGCTGATTCTGTGTAAGAACCTGACTTCAACAGCATACCATACCAAATCTGTTCAAGACCTCCAATACCTTCAAGAACAAACGAGTTCTGAATTTTTAGAGGACAAGCAACAGCAGTTATACCACTGATGATAGTTGTTCCAGAATCAATAAATCCTTGATTGCTTTGGTTGTTCGCCATAACAACAAATGGATTGATATCCAAAATGTTGATTTGTTCAGCGTATTTTACACCCTGAATTACATCAATAAATTGTGCAGTTCTTGCTTCAAGAACAGCTCTTGAAATTAAGGGCTGACTAAGTTGGTCTACGTAAGAGGCTAAGCCTGGGAAGTTAAATGCCATAGTATTATTTGTTTTTTATTGTTTGTTAATTATTATTTACCATTATCAATTGAAAATGAACCACCAAAATTGAAATCAAAAGGTTTCTTCTTTATTTCAGTTGAATTTGATGAAAAAGTTTGTGCTTCAGGTTTAACTGAAACTCTTTTTTCTGCGTGGAAATCCATCATTTGTTTTTCTCTTGCAGCAATTTTTGCTTTATGTTCTGCTTTGTAAGCATCTAGTGATTCACCAATTGTATTTTTACCGTGAGGGTCAAAATTGAATGGTTTTGCAGCTGGAGCAGCAGACATTTTTTCAACAGTCATAGATGTGTCAGAAATTTTACTTTCTAGTGCAGCTATTCTGTCTACTAGATTTTTTATTACACCTTCTAACATATCCATATCCATTGGAGCATCTTCTGCTTCTTTGATTTCAGACACATCGTCTATGTGAGGTACAGCCATTTTAGATTTAAGTCCTTTAGAGGCTGGATTTGGGTCTACTTCTTCCATTTTTTCGTTTGCTTTTTCTGGTGATGCTGGTGCGATTGAATCAACAACCCCTGATTTTACAGTTATTACTGAACCGTCAGAACTTGTAACATCTCCATCAGCAACTTCTGAAGAAACACCATCTTTAGAGATAAGTGTTACTTTGCTTCCTTTTCCTATTGCATCGTCTTCAGTTCTAAGTATAGAACCATCAGCTAATGTACAGTCGTAGAAAGAAAGTTTTTTGGTAAGAGCGAAAAGTTCTTTAAGCTTCTCGGTTATTTTATCTTTTTTGTTCATAAGATTTTTGCTTATATACTATAAGTGTAGGAAATTAAATCTTATACGGAAAAATAATTTTGTTTTTATATTTTCTTTTACTATTTATTTGTTTAAAATAAACTAATGTGGAATCCATTTAAAAAGAAAAAGGAAAATGAAAGTTGGATTTTACAACGTGAAGTTTTTGTAGAAAAATACATCGATTATTTTGAATTTGAAATTAAAAATGAAATTTTTAGAGGTAGAATTGATAAAACTAAACGTATAATTTATTTTACTGAAGAACAAGGTGATAAGATGGTTACGTGTTTGTGTGGAATGAATGGTGGTAGTAGATACAATTTGATGTTTAACCACGGAGAATTTGAAATTAAATTTAAATAATGAAACTAACTCGTAAGGTTCTTGTGGAAAAATTAATCTATATATTTCCAGTAAAATCCTTTAGCAGTTTTTTGTTTTCCTTTTAATGCTCCAATAATATTTGATTGACTTGTTTTCAATTCAAAACTTGCTTCTGTAATAGATTTAAATTTATTAACAATAACATTATTAAAATCTAATTGAATTATTTTTTTAAAATAAGATGTTCTATCTCTTTTTTTTGCAGAATTACTCATTTTTTTCTTAGTTTCTAAACTAAATTGTCTATTTTTTAAAAACAATATAGTTTCTTTAGAATGATTTTTATTATAAAATGGATTGTTTTTACCAAATTTATCAATTCCATATTGTGGATTGTTTTTACCAGACCATTTTTTTCTTCTTTGTTCTAAATTTTCTTTAGAATTTATAGAAGTATTAGTTTCTTCACCTCCTTCTGTTCCATTAACTAAATTAAATCCCCAACATTTAAATTGAGAAATCCAAAACTTTTCTGAAAAAATATAATTATCTGTTTCTTCTAATAATTCTATTATTGGTTCTAAATTTTGTTTTAATAAAGAATTAATCCAATTATTCCTATGATTTTGTTTTATTTTATGTTTTAATTTACTTCTTGATTCTCCTCTATGATTTTTTAATCTTTTTGATAATTTTTGTTCAGTATAACCTATATATCTGATTTCTACAGTAATTGGGTCTGATAAAGTATAAATTTTATATTTCATTTGTATCTTCGTCATTAAGTAAAATATCAGCAATTCTTCCAATAAACATTAATTCTTCAAATGTAAAATCTTGGTCTTTATATTCAGCTTTAAAAGAATTAATTAAAGTCTTTTTAGAAAATTTAAACATACCTTGAATACTAAATCCTTTTATTTTACCAGTTTTTACATAATCATTCCATAACTTTTCATCATCAATAGCTATAGTTCCAACCCAATCTCCTTTTTTTACATTATTAAATCCAAAAGAAGCTAATGGATTACTAGTGTCGTCTCTCATAAACCAACTATCTACAACATAACATCCAGGAGTCAATTCATCGTGTTCTTTATTTATTGAAGAATTGTTATTTTTCTTGAAAAACTTTTTTACACACTTTTCTATATCTTCAGCAGTAAAGATAACATAATATTCTTCTCCTGTCTCTGGGTCGACTCTATAAATAGGTTGTTCAGCACTCATAAATACTCCTGCAAGCATTCTTTTTTCAGCATTTGCAACTTTAAATTTAAAATCCTGTTGTTTTGGCTTTTCATCACTTGAAAAGGAAATAAAATCTACTTTTATAGCAGGGTCTTCTACAAGACTTATTGCATCAATTCCTGTAGCATCATCATTTTCATCTATTGATAATCTATAACATGCTAATTTTCTTGGTCCTTGGTCTTTCATATTTTTATTTGTTTTGTGTTCTGTTTAAGTAGTTTTGTAATTGTGTTTTTTGTATTTTGTATTGTAAAAAGTTTAAAGCGACATACAAGTTAAGTCCTGCCATTTCATTCATTCTAGTTATGTCTTGCATTCCCATTTCATATAGTACTTCATACCAGTACCAAGTAAAATAAAATTCTTCACTTTCAGTTTTTGATTCTTTCTTAATGCTTTTTTCATTAACTTCTCGTTCTATTGTTTGGGGGTACAAAATTGGGAAATCTCTTCTAAGTTTTTCTTTGAATCCAAAAAAAAAGATACACAATTATAAATATATGTCATAGGAAGCTTATTTAAAAATATTTGTGAACGAGCTTCAATTGAATCAAAATTATATTCTTCAGTTATTAAGTTATTTTCATCTACTTTTTTGGGTCTAAACATTTTTTTTCCCATATAGATGTAATATTCCTTTTTTGACATTGGTCGTAAAAATACTGCACAAATTTTATGTGCAACATCCCAGAAATTTTGTTCTTTAGTAAAACCCTCCAAATCAATAAATTGTCCCTGAGTTATTTTATCTATATTAAAACAAAAAGCATAAGCTTGTTTATCAATAACAATAGTTTTTTCCTTTGATGGCTTCATTTCAGAAGCAATAATAACTGATAAAGGTTTATAAAGTTCTTCACACTCTTTTGGGGTAAGTGTTAATAAACTGGATTCAGGTATACCTGTTAAAATAGATAAAAAATGATTACTAAATTTAAGGTCTGATTGGATTTTACCATCAACCTTTGCTTCATCAAGTTTTCTTATTTCATTAAATAATTTAAGTGTAATATCTTCCCATTTTGTGGGTATATTATATCTTGTTTTATTAATTACAATACTCTTCATTATTTTTTGTTTATAAATAGATAAAAAATTTATTATTAACGTATAGTTGCACGTCTTTGTATCGCCGCATCACTATTTTGTTGCTTGGTTAAATCAGTAGAAACAACAATAGCCTTAATTGCTCCTTGCTTGTTGTTAGACGAACCTGAATTATTGCCCATATTAGTTGACATGTTCGTGTTTTTACCTCCAATAGCGGTCAAAGAAGGTGGTAACATAGATGTATTTGACCTTGGAATGTTAGGTGTTCCACTATTACCCTTATTTGCGCTACCTGAAGTAGTCTTAAACTGTGTAGAAGATATCTTTCCTACGTTTGCGGCTGATGCTATAGCAGCTATACCAGCATAAATTGCTGCTGTAGCAGGTCCAAGTAATGGTACAGGATTTTCCATACCATTTGTATAAGCATTCATAACTGATTTAATACCAGTTATAACTGCAGATGACAATTGAAGCGCTTTATTTATCTCAAATTCTCTATGAGCAGCAGCTTCAGCAGCAGCAGAACCTTTTTCTAAGTTACCTGACTTAATTTGAAATGCAATAGCATTTAAATCAGCCAAAGAACCTTGTAAATCAGATGCTAATTTAAACTCTTCTTCTGTATTCTTCTTTACTAAATCAGATTTTGCCTTTGAAAGTTCTTGTGCATTCTTTAATTTCTCCTTATTGAAGTTCTTTTCAATATCTGAAGTGGTTTTTCCTTCTAATATTGCTTGTTTTATAGTTAAATCATAGCTATCTGATAAAAGTTTAGCTCTTATTTCAAGTATTTTAATAGAATTCTTACCTGCTTCAAGTATCTTTGTGTCAGCTTCAGATGCAAGATCAGCCTTTGTTCTTTCTAAAGCATCAACAGCATCCTTAGTTGCTTTCTTTTTATCTTCTTTTGCCTTTACATCAGCAGCATCCTTATCTATAATAGATATTTCTCCAACTCTTTTTAATTCAAGAGCAGTAGTATATTTTGTATACTCTTCATCACTTATTTTCTTATTATCTTTAAGTTCATCTAATGAAGCTAATTCAGATTCGTAAGAATCTTGAACAGTTTGCTTCTTTTTTTCAATTTCTGTTAAAGTTCCTTTGGTTACTTCTTGTTCGCCTTTAAGTTCTTTTTTATTAAGGTCTTTAATAAGTTTTTCGTGCTCTTTTATCTCTGCTTTACGAGCTGCAGCAGCGGCTTTAGCTAAAGCATTTATTTCTCTCTGAGTAGCTTGTTCAGCTTTCATAAGAGTTTTACCAGACCTAGCTTTTGCTATATCAACTTCAGTAGATTTATCATCTACCTCTTGTAATTGCTTTAACTGTTCTTTATTTAATTTTCCAGATGCTTTTCTCCAATCTAATTCAAGGTGAACAGCTTCTTTTCTTTGGTCAGCTAATTTCTTTTCTTCTCCGAATAATTCTTCATCTAAACCTATAGCTTCTTTTGCAAATTTCTTTCTTTCTTCGGCTGAATATGATTCTTTATCAGCCATCTTTTCTCTTAAATCAGCAATCTTTGACTCAAGTTCAAGTTTTTTACCACTAAATTCTCTTTCTTCCTTTTCGTTTTTTGCTTTCATATCTGCAACTTTTGCAGCACGTTTAGCATTAACTTCTTGTTGCTTAATCCACTCTTCTCCTTTTTTAATTAAGTTGTCTGTTTTTTCTACAATATGGTCAACTCCAAGAGCAACCTTTGCAAGAGCATTTGTAGCAACTTTACCCGCTTCTTTGAACTTTCCGTGAAATACATCAGATATAGCTTCTCCTAATGCTGGCAATAATTCCAATAATCCAGTAAATCTGTTGATGATGTTTTCTTTTATCATCGTAACAAATTTCTTTATTGAATCCATAGGGTGTTCGAACACGTCTATTATAACGTCTCCAACCTTTGCAAATACATCAATTACAGTCTGTACTACAGAACCAATAACTGACATAATTTTTGCAAACTTATTTTGCCCTGCTTCAGAAGATTCAAATGCGGCTTTTACTGAACTAATTGCAATAGCAATAGCACCCAATATAAGACCTAGTGGAGTAGCACAGAAAGCAAGAGCAGCTTTGGTAGCACTCATTATACCACCAGCCATTCCTTCAACACCTTCACCTACTTCACCAAATATACCTGGAAGTTTTTTACCTGATGAACCAAGTTTCTCTAAAGATTCCTTAACCCCATCAATACCTTCTTTTCCATTAACATTAACATCTACGTCGATATTAATTTTTTTCTTCTCGTCAGCCATTTTTTAATTAAATTTCATTTTTTATAAATATGTTATTTTAAGAGTTTGCGGGGTTTACAATCCACCAGTACACTTTTGATGTGTCGGCTACATTTGAACTTGTTATAGTAAATGAACCTGATGTTGGAACTGATGTTAAAAATCCTTGAGTTCCACCGACACTTGCAAATGATGTAAAAACCAAAGATGATGCTTTTGCCGCAGTAGTTGTAACTGTTGAAGTTCCTAATAATAATGTTGTAACTCCTGCAGATGTATTTGTTCCACCTGTTACTATTCCAAAATGTTGAGCTATTGCTGTACCAGACAAAGATGAAGTAATTCCTGAACCTGCTAAAATAGAAGAATTAGAACCTGATAAAGAATTATAACTTCCGCTAATTATAGTAGAAAAAACACCTCTTACCAAATTTGATTTGCCATTAATAATAGCAGAATATTTTGATTTAATTGTATTATACGTTCCCCCTGCTATTATTGAATATGAACCTATTGTAATATAATTAAATGAACCTCCTAAAATTGTTGTTTTATAATTACTAAACCTTGATATTACATTCTGTTGTCCATTTATTATTGTTGATTGATTTCCATTACAATAATTTCCAACTCCATTTATTACTGAAGAATTAAATCCTCCTACTTTATTTGCTCCTCCTTGTAAAATTGAAGAACTATAATTATAAATTGTGTTATTTGAACCTGCTAAAATTGTTGAACCATTAGCACCAAACATTATTCTATTGCTTGAGCCAACTCCAATTAAACATTCAAGTGTTTGAATATTATTGTTATATCCATTTATTATTGTTGAGTGAGTTCCATTAGAGGTGTTTTTATTGCCATTTAAAATAGTTGCATAATTATATGATGAAACAGTTTTGTTATTAATTCCATTTCCAACAAATCCGAAACGTGAATTAGATAAATTGCTTTGTCCATTAACTATTGTTGAATAATAACTTGTTGTGGCAGAATTACTTGATCCACCTCCTATAAAAGAATGTCTTGTTGATGATTTATTATAATTTCCATTAATAACAGTTGCAAAACTACCTGTTATTGCAGAGTTGTGTAATCCGTTTAAAACAGAAGAAAAAGAATTGTTTGCTGTATTTAAATTTCCATTACCAATAAATGATTTATTTCCAGAAGCATAATTTTGATGTCCATTAATTACTGTTGAATAGTAATTTGTTGTAGCAGAATTTAAATTTCCATTACTTAATGAAAATTTGCTTGTTGAAATATTTGATACTCCATTTATAATAGAAGAAAAATTACCAGTAGATTTATTACTTGCTCCATTTATAACAGTAGCATAGCTACCTGTTGTTGCAGAATTCTGATATCCATTAGTTATTAAATTATATGACATAAATTAGTTGATAAAATTGTTAAATCCTCCAGATATAACTCCAAAAGAAGTTAAAGCAACGTTTCCTGTGTTATTGTTTGCAATAATTGTATTTGAACCTGTGCTTGCAGTATAAATTGTTGATCCAGATATAATAGTATTGATTGAAACTCCATTAATTGTACCAGCACTTGTTGAAAATTGTAAATTTGGTATAACAACTACATTACTTGTTATAGCTGTGTAGTTATTTACTCCAATAAGTGATACATTATTAGCAGAACCCTGGATAATGTTATTAGAACCACCAATAATTGAATCTCCAATCAATCCTCCACCTATAGTATTACCATTTCCTATAATAAAAGAAGAAGAAGAGTTACTTGAAACAAAATTTCCTGCACCTACAACAACTGAAGACTGAGATAAAACAGTATTATTTCCTAAATTAACACCATTTGTTCTTATTCCTAAATTTACTCCTGTATTAAGTGGAATATAGTGTTGTAAAGTCTTTGGTACATATTTAAAATCTATTTTTATTAATTCAACTCTCGAAGGAACATTTTGCGTACATGTGTAATCTATTTTATTAACGTGATAGTAATTTCCACCACCATCAGTCATTCCTTCTATGTATATTGAATCGCTCCAATCAAAATTTTGTATATCTGAAGGAGTTAAATATAAATTTGCAACAACCAATCTACTATTTTTGTCAGAAATTTCGGTTAGATATTTATCCCAATATAAATTCTGTAAATTGTTTGATGTAATTGTACTTGCTGTATAATAAACATAATTTGTTGCACCAAAAGATAAATCTGAATTAGAAAATAATGGATTATCCACCATTCCTACATAAGGTAAAGCATTTTGAACAGTATTATTAAAAATCCAATATTCTCCTGTAAGTGGAATTGTTCCTCCTGTACTTTTTTGTACTATTCTTATATTAAAATTTGTTGAAGAAGCTTGATTACTTGCATTCAACTTTTCAATAACAGGAATAATAAAAGAAGATGGTCCTATTTTAGAAAAAGCATATCCTCCTGAAGGAATTGCAGAAACTGGAGTAGGAGAAAATATTGTAGAAATAATTTGTTCTTCTTTAGAAAAATCGTTGTTTATTTCAAATATATAATCTCCATAAGTTCTGTTTGTTATTGTTTGATAGTTGTCATTAAAATAATCAGAATCAGATTTATGAGTTAAAGTAATCTTTTTAGGATTAAGTTCAGAAATAAGAGTTTGTTGTATTTTTTGACTTGCATCAAATTTTGAAGTCCAATCTTTTGTTGCACCAGTTGAATAAAATATATCTCTATTCTCTAATATTATATTGTTTGGTTGATTTCTGTCTTGAATTACAAAACAGTTATACATAGTCAACAAAGAATTAAGAAAATCAATTTGTTTTACTTTTTGTGGAATAAATATATTATAATCTAAATTCTGGCCACTAGTTAATTGATTTGAAACACTATTGTACCAAAAAGAATTTCCACTTAATTCAAACATATTAAATCCAGGTCCAATATTGTTACCTAGTTGAGTATATACTTCCCAAGTTGCCCAAAAAGTTTCTCCTGCTCTTGTAGGATAATTAGTTGGACTTGATAAGTCGTTTACATAAGTACCAAATAATTGAGTTTGAAATAAATTTGTTTGTGGAGCATTATAATAGTCAGTATCAAAAGCAACAGTTCCTGAAGCATAAGTACTTCTATAAAATCGTACAACTATCTGAGTTCCTTGTATAGCAGCATTGCTTGATGGGTTCGCATTAAAAAATAATTGAACACCAAGTGTCTGTATAAAATTTGTATCTGCAGAATATTTAAAAGTTGTTCCGTTATAAAGTCCATTTGGATTATAAACAATATTTGTCGCTGAAAAAGAAAATTCAGGAGAATTATTCTGATTAGAATGAACATCAATATAATTTGATTGAACAATTGTGTTAGCAGTTAAAAATGCTTCAAAGGTTCTACCTGTAGTAAATGCAACACTTTCAGAAACATTTGTACTTCCATTAAAAGGAATCAAAGTTCTTGCGAAATCTGGTCCATTAAATATAGTAGACGAGTAAGTATACCCTGTTGAAGAAAATATATTATCAAGAATTGTTTTTGCATATGTTGCAGGAAACATCATATCAGTATTAATTGCAGCTGGTGCTCCACCTGCTCCACTTAATCTATATAATGATAATCCATAACCATAATCAATCAAAGGATAATAATAACCCAAAGAAGTTGATGAAGACCAAGAATTTGTTATTGCACTTGAAGTATATGTATGATTTAATGCAGAAAAATTTAAGTTTTCTAAATAATTATCTGTTATTGAATCAATAAGTCCTGATGTTTCTCCGAAAATAACTATTTGATATGATAATCCCTTCATATCATCAGTAAAAATGTCTGTCAATTGTAAATTTCCTGTCATTACAGGAATATCACTAACTGTAATATATGCTGGTACTTTTTTTCTAGGGTCAAATAATGAATCAGATGTAATATTAAAAATATTTGTGAATAACTGATTATTATTTTTACTTCCAGGAATTAAAAATTGTTGAGAAAAAGATGTTTTTAGTACAGATACATCACTTACGTCATTAAATGCCATAGAAATACTAATTGGTTCATCAGGATACAAATCAATTTGACCTCCATTTGAACCATTTCCACCACTTAAGTAAAGTTCTACTTTATAATCTGACATAATCTAATTTATTACCTTTAAGCTTATTTTTTTTAGAACACATAGGTTGAAAGTTTGTATAATGATTTAATTTTATAATTTCTTCTTGTGTTTTAGCATGTGATACTGGAATATTATGATCTAATTGCCAAGTTTCATTAAAATTTCCTGTGTATTTTCCATAATTATCCCAATTCATCCAAGTAAGAAATTGTTTTTCTATATGCGTTTTAAATTCTTCAAATGTACATCCTAATATTTCATATGTTTTGCTTGTCTTTTTAAATCCATTAACTCTAATTACTTTTTGTATAAGTGATCTAATATTATATGAAAGTTTATATACAGAATCTATTTTTTTTCTTTTTAAAATATAATTTTTATTATATTCATCTTTTTTGATTTTATTTTTTTTATACCAATTCTTCCAAGCATCTTTATTTTTTAATTTATACTTTTTATCTGATAATTTTTTACTTTCTTTATTATTCAATCTCCAAATATTTTTTATTTCTTTTAAACAAGGAATACATCTGCTTTCAAATCCATATTTACCATTTTTTGTTTTTTTAAAACAAATAAATTCTTTTTCTTCACTGCAGTTGCTGCATATTTTGCTTTTTTTCATTTATAAATATATAATTAATTTCTCTGTGTTGCAACAGGGAATGCATAAGTATAATTAAATTCATAATTATACAGTCTATCATTAATTCTTTTTAATCTTTCTTTATCTGAGTCTGATATTATTATCGGTAAAATCGTTCCATCAGTTTTTTGTTCGTAAACTTCTGTAGAAGTCATTAAACTTTTGCTTAACCAACTTGAAATATCATCATTAATATAGTTTCCAGTTACTAAAACACTTTCATTTGAAGTTACATCAATTACTGTTGTACCACGATCTCCTACTGTGTAATTATATGCAAGAGTCTTTTTATATGTTCCTCTATTTGCTGAAATTGTTTTTCTTGAAATCAAACTAAAGTTGAAATAATCCCAACCACCTAATTCATTTAACCATTGTAATCTAACTGGTATGTATTTTGTACAATCGTCGAGTACATATGTCTGGATTTTACTTAATGGTCCAGTAAAACCATTGTAATATGCTTGTACTGTATATTGATAATCAGTATTAAAATTAAATATTCCAGTTCCTGAAACAGGAGTTCCTAGCAAAAATAAACTTGCAGGAGTATTATTTAAATTCCAAGGTCCAATTCCAAAATGATTTATAATGGCTTGTGGAGTTGCTCCAGTCCATCCATCATTACGTATTTCATATGTACTTGTTCCTCCACTTGTATGAGAAACAATAACTGTAAGAAATCCAGGTGCAGTTAATGTTGGTGTCTGCCAATTGTTAATCCAACTCAAACTTGCTCTGTCTGTTGCATTTTTAAAATACACAGTACTTGGCATATTTGTCAAGAAGTTTGAATTAGAATTATTTCCTGATAAAATATAAAAATTAAATGAAAAAACACTTGGACTTAATTGGTCATAAGGAACAACTGCGTTCCAGGTATAACCTGTAGCAACATTTAAATTTGCATATGTAGTAGTTCCTGTTGTTGTAGAACCATATTCTTCCCCGAATTCAATTGTGTACTGAAGTATTTCATTTTGTGTTGGTGTTCCTCCTATGTTTGAATATACACCTCTGTCATAAGAAATATAAGACTCTAAAACACGAGCAGGAGATGTTACGCATGTAGTGGTAACAGGTCTTGGTAAAATCCTCAATCTACTTACGTAAGTGGATGCAGTTGCACCAGTGTAAATGTCGACAACATACCTGAAGTTTGGCTGTCCAACGTTAGAACTTATCACATTCCAGTAAAAAGGATTGTAAACAGGTTGTAAAACACTTGGACTTGAATTTATTGTAATCGCCATTTAATATTATTTTTTATAAAGTGTATCAATTTTATTTAAAAAAAGTTGTATCAAAACATCTGATGAATCCGAAACATGTAGATTAAAATCTGTTTCTCCTTCGAAAATTGCAACTCTTCCAAACTCTTTTGTTGTAAAAACAATTCTTTTTAATACTGGTCTAAGTATTAATTGATTAATTGTTACTGAATTGTAATCATTTCCTTCAAAAGTTGAAGTTGATATCAAGGATTTTACTAAATTTATTTCTGTTATTGTCGGTTCCATTTAAAAACTTGTTAATTCATCTAGAATATCTTGAGATAAACTATCTTTTATTATTTTTTCTAATTCTTTTTCCCTTTTTTCTAAAAACTTTTTTAAAAACACTCCCTTATCCAAAAATTGAATGTAAAAATCACTTTCAATTGTAATTTGTGGTCCTTTTTTTCCTTCTCGAACCTTAATTACAATACTTTTTTCAAGTTTTCCTGTTCCTTCGTGTCCAGCGTGATGAATTTCATCAATCAAATCCTTTTTCCATTTGGATTCTAGGATTTTACAAGCTGCTTCTAGTTTTTTAATTTGCATTTAAAATAAATAGTAATAAAAATTAACTTGTTGGAGTATTATATGTATTTTGTACATAATTTACTGCTGCTGCCTGGATTTTACTTTGAACATCAGAAACAGTATCTGTTGTTAAAAAAATAACATCAAATGTTGCTTGTTGTTGAAATCCAAATTTATCACCTTCAATACCAATAGTTATTTGTATACGTTGTGTAAATGTTCCATCAGTATTAGTAAATGGAGCAAAAGTATAAAGCAAGTTTGTTAATATGTAATTTATCATTTTGTTTATTTATTTTTATTAATTTATGAAAAACCAATTGAATGTCGATGTATCCAGAACATTGGTTGAAACCACTTTAAATCCAGTTCCTCCAGTTATAGAGTTTGTTGGAACTGTTAATGATCCTACGTTTGTTAAAGATGTTGATGTGTCTGTAACAAAAACAAGTGATGAATTTGTTAAGCTTGTTGTTGATATGGTCGCAGTACCTGATACAAGAGTACCAACACCTGCAACTGCATTTGTTGAGCCTGTTGCTATAAGTAAAGCTGAACCTGTTGGTGTTAAGTTTACTGATGT